TATCGAACTGGCTTGGTCACCTGAAAACTTCCCTAAAGCTATGGAGAAGTTGGGTTACTCACCTGATCTGATTGCCAAGGTTAAGGTTAACCCTAAACCATGGGAACTAAAGGCCGGGGATATTCCAGTGTATATGGAAATCCGATCTGAGAAAGAAGTCATGGGTTACCGTGTTACTGGTAAGTTTGACTTTGTAGGTAATGGTGCCTTAGAGGACTTTAAGTCTACTTCAACCTTCAGCTATATGAAGGGAAATAAGGATCTGGATTATGCCCTGCAAGGTAGTATCTATCGCTGGCTTAACCCGGATATCATTACTAAAGATGTAATGTCTATCCAGTTTATCTTTACTGACTGGCAACGTGCCCAAGCCAGAGCTAACCCTAACTATCCTCAGCGTAAGACTGAAACCAAACGTTATCAGTTAATGTCTGTAGCAGATACTCAGAAGTATGTTGAAGGCCGTATTGCCCTGTATGAGAAGTATAAACAGGCCAAAGACGAAGACATTCCTGAGTGTACTGACGAAGAGTTATGGCGTGATGCTCCGGTCTGGAAGTACTACAAAAACCCAGCAAACATGACCCGATCAACCAAAAACTTTGACACTGAAGCTGAAGCTTATAAGCGACTGGCTGATGATGGCAACGTGGGTATGATCGTGCATAACCCTGGTCAAGTTAAAGCTTGTGCCTACTGCCCAGCCTTTCCAATCTGTAAACAAAAAGATGAGCTAATTCGTTCTGGTCATCTCGAAGTATAAGGACAAGTATGATCTCCATCAAACCAGTGAGTGAGATGAAATATCATCCCACCAGTGAGAAGATCGTTGATTTTCTCAATGCTAAAACCCTTAATGAAGAACGACTCTTTTTCAGGGTAGTTCTGGCTTACTACTGGGGTGTAATGGCCTCGTCTATGCGAGCAGTCATTAAAGGGTATGATCGTAACGATCTGCCCATCAATATCTACGCTCTGAACCTGTCTCCATCAGGTACTGGTAAAGGCTATTCCACCAGCCTGATCGAACGTGAATTGCTTGCAGGATTCCGTGAACGGTTCCTGGAAGTAACTTTCCCTACAGTAGCTGAACAGAACATGTTTGAGCTTGCTCAGAAACGTGCTCAACGTAAATCCACAGCATCTAATCTGGTTGACCCAGAAGACGAGCTGGAAAAGGTGCGTAAAGAGTTTGAAAGCTTAGGCAGCTTGCTGTTTAGCTTTGACTCTGCAACTACCCCAGCTGTTAAGCAAATGCGTCATAAGCTTCTTATGGGCAATGCTGGCGGTGTGAATTTACAGATCGATGAAATCGGTGCAAACCTGGTAGGTCAGACTGAGGTACTGGATACTTTCCTGGAACTCTATGACCTTGGTTTAGTGAAAGATAAGTTGATCAAGTCATCTGCTGAAAACGTTCGCCACGAGAAACTTGTAGGTGGTACTCCAACTAACATGCTGTTGTTTGGTACACCGACCAAGTTGTTTGATGGGGATGTAACTGAGCGTCGTTTATACGACATGCTGGAAATGGGGTATGCACGTCGTTGTCACTTTGGTTTCCTGCTGAAAGCCAAGAAACCAGAAGGGATAACTGCTGACGATATCCTGAAACAAATGTTTGATGCCAATGCTGATACCTTCATCACTGACCTGGGTAAAAAACTGGAGAAGCTTGCAGACATTTCCAACCTGCGAAAAGCTATCACCATCCCTCGTGATGTGCTGAAGAACATCATCCAGTATCGTCTGGACTGTGAAGCCAAAAGCAAACAGTACAACGAGTATCAAACCATTCAGAAAAGTGAAATGGAGAACCGTTTCTTCAAATGCATGAAGTTGGCTGCTGCCTATGCCTTCGTAGATGGTTCACCTGTGCTTTCCCAGGATCATCTGGAGAACGCCATTAAGCTTACTGAAGAATGTGGTGAAGCCTTTGCCAAGCTGCTTACTCCTGAGCGTAACTATGCCAAGTTGGCTAAGTATTTAGCTGATGTGGGCACAGACGTTACGCTGGCTGACATGGATGAGGATCTGCCTTACTTCCGTGGTGGTAAAAACCAGAAGGATGAGATGATTAACCTGGCTATTGCCTATGGTTATAAAAACAACATCATTGTGAAGCGTAGCTACACTGATGGCATCTTATTCCTGAGCGGTGAATCTCTGAAACCAACCAACCTTGATGAGATGATCTTGTCATACAGCAAGGATTTAACCACTGGTTTCGTACCTAAAGACGTACCATTCGATCAACTACACAGACTGGTAAATCAGCCCGATCTTCACTGGCTCACCCATAAAGTGATGAACGGTTATCGTAATGAAGAGAATGCCATTCCTGGCTTTAACCTTCTGGTTATTGATGTGGATGGAACCTGTCAGCTGTCTACAGCTAAGTTACTGCTGAAAGACTATAAGGCTCTGTATTACACCACTAAACGACATACCGAAGAAACTAACCGTTTCCGTATCATTCTGCCTATTAACTATGAGCTGAAGCTGGATGCCAAAGACTACAAGGAGTTTTATAACAACGTCCTTGAAGGCTTGCCATTTGAAGCTGATGACCAGTGTTCACACCGTTCTAAGAAATGGTTAACGCACAAAGGGCATTATGAGTATACGGATGGTCAGCTATTCGATGTACTTCCCTTCATTCCTAAAACCAGTAAGAACGAAGATCGTAAGCAAATGCTTACTGATCAGCATCAACTGGATAATCTGGAACGTTGGGTACTTAACAACACTGGTGATGGTAACCGTAATAAGCAGCTGTTCAACTATGCCATGGTACTGGTCGATGCAGGGTTCTCTCTGGATCGTATCAGAAGCCAAGTGAAGGAACTGAACAACAAGCTTCCCGGTAAGCTGGATGAAAGTGAAATTGATGGCAGCATCATGCTCACCATTGCTAAGAAAGTTAAGTAATTGTGTGTTGGGGAACTTCCGTTCCCTTTGTGGGTTTGCCCCTTCGGGGGCATTTCAAAAGAGGTAATTATGTCCGATCAAATCAGCGTTAATGACAACCTTGTACTGCTTGTGGGTAAATCAGCAAGTGGTAAATCACGGTCACTGAAGAACCTGAAGAACCCGGAAGGTGTGCTGTACCTTAACTGTGAATCAGGTAAAAAGCTACCTTTCAAATCAGGTTTCCTGGAACGTACCATTGCACGTTGGGATGTGCTCCCTAAAGCTTTTCAGTGGGCTGAAACCCAACCGAATATTCACACCATTGTAGTCGATTCACTGACGTACTACATGGATATGGTAGAGAGCCAGCTCGTACTTACTAGCTCCAATACCCAAGCTGCTTGGGGCCAATTTGCCCAGCAGTTCAAACACCTGATGCAGGTGCTGGTAGCCACGTCTACCAAGAACGTGATCTTCTTAGCTCACACGAAGGATGAAGTTAACGATGACATGGTTCGTGAAACCTGTGTACCTGTTAAAGGGGCACTGAAGAACCAGGGCATTGAGTCATACTTCAGTCTGGTTATTGCCTGTAAGAAAGTGAAGCTTACGGATCTGGAAGAATACCAGAACGGCTTACTTCACATTAACGAGCGTGAGGAGATGCTCGGGTACAAGCATGTGTTCCAGACCCAGGTTACTAAGAACACCATTAACGAGCGTTTACGTGGCCCAGAGGACTTGTTTGATATCAAGGAAACCTTCATCGATAATGACATGCAGTTGGTCTTAGACCGTTTGCATGAGTATTACGCATGAAAATTCCTAAAGAAGATCTCACCCTTGAAATGCTTGAAAAGGTACTAAAATATGATGCTCTTACTGGACATCTTACTTGGATTAGCAAGTCTTGTAATAAGAGAATTGTTATCGGTAGTCGCGCTGGGAGTCTCCACAAGGCTAGCGGCTACCGCCATATAACAATCTTCGGCACCACCTATGGAGAGCATATCATCTGTTATTACATGCACAACAGGCAGTGGCCTAAAGGGCATGTAGACCACGATAACCATATTCGTGATGACAACAGAGCAGTAAATCTGAAGGACACTACGATGCTTCAGAATATGCGAAACAGGGGTGCCATCAGCAATACCATTACTGGTCATCAAGGTATTTGGTATTGCAAACGTCGTGATCGCTATGTAGCAGAAATCACGATGAATCGTAAGAAGGTATGGCAACGCACCTTCAAGACAGCTAACGAAGCAGCTATCTGCCGGGCTGAGAAATTAATTGAATTAGGCTTCCATGAGAACCATGGCCTAGAAACAAAAGGTAACTAACATGTCTTATTTTGATTTTAACTATGACGCAGAAAAAGCAGTAGAGAAAGATACCCTGGGCACTGGTATGCGCATTCGTGACACTGACGTCTATCCGGGCATCATCAAGCTGGCTTACATCACCAAATCAGATAAGTCGAAAGCTCAAGCCATGAACATCGAATTCGAAGATGATCATGGCATCTACAAAGAGCAGATCTGGTTCATGAACGGTCAGGGTAAAGTCGTCAATGACAAAGGCGAATACACCAAAAACTTCCTGAAAGCCAACTCAATCTGCCTGCTGGCCTGCGGCAAACCTCTGGTTAAACTGGAACCGGAAACCAAGACCATCAACCTGTATAACTTCGAGAAGAAAGCCGAAGTTCCGACCGATGTTCCTATGCTGGTGGATCTGTGTGGTAAGCCTATTACCTTCGCTATCCAGCGTATTAAAGAGAACAAGCAGAAGAAAAATGACAGTGGTCAGTATGAGCCGATCAACGAGTCTCGTGAGATCAATGCCATTGCAAAAGTCTTCCGTAGCAAAGACGATAAGACTGAGCAGGAAATCCGTGGTAAGCAGGAAGCTACTTTCAAAGATAAGTGGCTCGAAGCTAACAAAGGCCAGGTCTGGGATCGCTTCAAAGAAGTGACTGGTCAGGGTAACGCTGGTGCCCCTGGTGGTAACTTTGCAGGTGCTGGCTTCAACCCAGGATCTGACAACGCCACCACTGGTGATGATCCGTTTACCATGTAATAACTTAGCCCCCTAGTTTAGGGGGCTTATTCTGAGGTTACCATGACCCAAGATTCAAACGTAGTACAGGATCAACCTGAAAACATCCTGCCAGTAGAGAACCACCTTCAGTTAGGTTTCCTGGTAGCAGATTGGCATCGTAACATCGGCCATCACCTGCTGGCTGTAATCCAAGCCCCGGACGATATCGATCTTAACGTCCAATTCGATGGTGCTGATCAACCCGAGTTGATTACTGATCCTCGTGAACGTGCTTTATTTAAACTGGGTGTAGAGTATGCTCTGAACCAGTTCTTAAATCTGCCTTTCACTATGGAAGAGGATCCTAATGAAGCTCAAACTACTGGGGATGGATCCGAGCTTTAGTAACTGGGGACTGGCTGCAATGTTATATGACACTGAAGCCAGATCTCTTAGTGTTGCCAAGCTGGATGTTATCCAACCACCTAAAGATAATTCCAAACAAGTACGTAAATCTTCTCAGGATTTAGCCAGGGCTGAATACCTGTTTGAGAAGGTAATGAGCTATATGCCTTACGTAGATGCCCTCTGTATTGAAGTTCCTCATGGCAGTCAGAATGCCAGGGCTTCACTGGGTGCAGGTGCCTGTATTGGATTAATAGCAGCCATACGAAACAGTCATGGTGCTAAACCTGTAATCTGTGTGAATGCTACTGAAACCAGAATGGAAATCACTGGCAAAGCTTCTGCAACAAAGCAACAAGGCATTGATTGGGCATCTGGTTTATATCCTGATGCTAACTGGCCCAAACTTAATGGACAGATCATTGCCAGCAAAGCAGAACATATGGCTGATGCTGTAGCTGCCGTACATGCTGGAATTAAAACTGAAACTTTCAAAATGCTAACCATGTTAGCTACTAAGGATTAACTATGCGTATTTTGCTTTCTACTGAAGATCTGATCGAACTGGTAACCAAACATGCGTTTACCAGTCTCGTGCCTACAGCCAAAGCAGCTGATGTTGAAGTGGGTATTCTGGATGGTCAGATCGTGGCAGCAGTAGCTGTAGGCGAAGATAACTTCCGCCTGAAATCTGTTACTGATCTGCAAGCTCCTCTGGTTTCTGGTGGTACGCCTGTTGCTGAACAGGAAGAAGCAGAGCAGGAAGAAGAACACGATGATGACACCCAAGATGAACAGGAAACTGGCAAACCTGTTAAGCGTCGTAAACGTCGTACCAAGGCTGAAATCGAAGCTGATAAAGCTGCTGAAGAAGCCGCAGCTCAGGCTGAAGTAGAAGCTGAAGCAGAAGCTCAAACTGAGAGCGAAGAAGACCTCTTCGCTGAAACCAGTGATGCAGACAATGATGCTCCGTTCGACATTGACGAAGGTGCAAATCTGCGTGCTGAAAATGAACTGCTGCCAGAAGCTAAAGCTGCTGCTGTAGCTGAAGAAGTCGATCCGTTTGCAGACGCTGGTCTGGCTGCATCCGAAGGTGACGAGCTGTTTGCTCAGGCAGACACTCCGGTAACCAAGGTAGTTGAAACCAGTGAAGCAGGCTTTGCTAAACCAGCAGACACTGAAGACGACCCGTTTGCTAACTTCGACTAACAGGTGATCTATGAGACACGTTATTAATGGCTTTATTGGCCTGTTCTGTGTGATTGCAGCCATTGCTGTACTGGCTTTAATGAAGGTAGCTTTCTGGTTACTTAGCTTCTTCTGGTTCTTTGTGGCTGTAATTTTTATTGCTTGCCTCATTGGAGCATTCATTCAGGAAAAGCGTGACTCATAAAGCCAAAAAGAAGCCCCTCATTGAGGGGCTTTTTATTAGTTTGCCATTCTGAACAAGTTCCAAGGCATTGGGATATTCAAGATGCTGCTACCCTGCAATACCGAAGGTGAGAATGGGTTACCCAAGTTACGTGCAAACAAAGGTTCCATAGCATCAGGTGCTGCTGAGAACTGCCCTGTGATAGCCATGTGTGCCATAACAGAGGCTGGACGTTTGTCCATCAGATAGAACATTGCACGTTGAATACGAATACGATACTTCGTAAACATCGTGATCCCCATATCATCCAGATACTGACGAGTAGCTGTAGCTGGAATGTCATAGTTAACAAACGCATCAGATGCACGTTGTAAAGCCTCAGTATGACTTAGGCGATCTCTGGCATGTTCTGTCAGGTGTTTATATAGAGCATACTTAGCAGCAAAGTCACTGAACTGAGCAGCATCACTCAAGAACTTATGAGGTGCAGTACCCTTATCAATCACAGCCCAGCGAGCCGCTGTTACAGCAGAAGCGGGTAGGTGAGCAGATACCTCATTAAATTTCTTACGAATCTTAGAACCATAAGTGTAACCATCAGCATCAGGCTGAACATCTTCTACGATGGTAGGCATCATGCCTGCCTGAATAAACTTAGCCAGTGGGTTAGCGTTCAAGCGATCCTGAGTCTCATTGATCAGGGATTCCATCTGAGCAAAGTCACCAATACCAGCACGTTGTTGCTGTTGATACTTGAGCAGTAATGAATACTGTTTACGGTAATCAATACCAGCAACGAGAGCAGTACGGATATCTTTAACCATACGTACAGGGTTAACCCCATAAGCAGCCAGCAGAGCAGTGTTGGACATGATGTTACTGAACTGAGTTTTCAGGTTACGAATAACGATCAGATCTTTGTAGGTCTGCATAAATTCCTGAATACCACGTTCACCTTTAATTACGTATGACTTGGCTTTATTACCAAAAGCAGCTTCCAGCAAACCAGCAGCAACACCCTGAGCAATGTTACGTTGCTCTGGATCTGCATCCAGGGTATTAGCCAGAGAGTACTTACGGAAGCCAAAGGTCAGGTTAACCAGATCATTACGAATGTACATACGATCGCTTCCCCACAAAGAGGCAGCTTTAGTACGTGCTTCGTATGGCATCATTGCCCAGATTTCACGGCCACGCTCAGAAGGTGCATCAGGCCCAATCTCAAAGTAAGCATTAGGATTCTTCAGGATATTAGCCATAGAGTCTTCATGTAGGGCTTCAAGGATCTTAGCATTCTGGCTTGGAGCATCACCCTTATCGATATTCTGACCAGCTAAACGACCTACAAGATCAGCAAAGTCATTATTACGATCAAGGAAAGTATCGATAGTGTTGTGGGTAGCCATGTAACGGAAGTCCATGATATGACCATCAGTGCTTAACACAGGCACCACATAGTTATCCTGAACTTGGGAAGGATCAAAGGCAGTGTGGGACAGTGCTTCACGCCCTCGCACGTCTGCATAGGACGCTTGCCTTAATTGTTCTAACTCGTCAGCTCGAACACGGTCAGCAACAGCACGATCCCCACCTATTGATGAACCTTTACGCTGGCTTCCAGTTAAGCTGAAAGTACCAGACACGGTTCGTTGATACCCATTCTCTTTGCTAACGTACAGTACACGTCCAGAGTGTTTTGACAAAGAGTCCTGGGACAGTGGGGCTACTGGTTGGTAACCCATGTTCACCAGGGCTGCTTCATCTGCACTCCCCGACTCAACAGCACGTAAGTCATGGTGAGGATTGGTATCTTCAGGCAGATAGCCTTTAATGCGAGACAACTGGTTTCCAACAAACAGCGTATTAGCAGAATCCTCGATCAGGTTCGCATAAGTAGCCATCAGCATTTTGATGCCATTGTCTTTACCTCGTGCAAGCTCACGTTCCATTACAGCAGCAGTGCGAACACGGTTTTCGGTCTTGGTGTAGCTTAGAGCGTACATCGAAGCCAGAGCATCAATGGCGTTCACTTCATCAAGAGTTGGTTCGATACCTACTGTGGAATAGTGAGTAGCAGCTCCGGTAGCAATAGCTTTTGCATTCAGAACTAAATCACGTCCCAGGGTATTTCTGCGAGTAGCCATCCAGTAACCCAGAGCCTTCGCACGGATGATCTTATCATTACCGTTGGCATACTGGCTAATGGTTTTCTCAAGGTTACTGATCTGTTGCTTACGATAACCAGTGTTAGAAACCAGTTTATGTAAGTTATTCAGGTTCATACCTTCAATGTGCAATACAGACTGAAGGTCAGTACGAAGCAGTGAATAAGTCATTGCTGTACGATCTTCTTTAGTCAGGTCTTGCCCATTGTTATCAAACATCTCATTCAAGTTCTTAGCAGTGACAGCAGCTAAGGTTGCACGATCCTGTTCAATACGTTTGGTAGAACGTAACAGGGATTCATGCAAAGCACGAACATCATCAGCATTCGTTGCTTCAGTCAGAATGGAAGCCAGAGAACCCTCTGGAGTATTAGGGGCATTAAAGTCCCGGAACTCTTTGATAGTCTCTTTCAGGTTACCCAACTGATCACGAGCAGCCAAACCTGCAACTTTGCCCATAGCATTCAGAGCATTGTTGGAGGACTGATCAATACCTGTAGCTTTAACGATTTTACCCAGGAACTGTTTAGACTTAGCAGCAGCCGTATCTAAGGCATTCTCTACTTTGTCGATCCCACCAGTAAGAATATTCATGGTGGTATCACGGTTCTTAAGTTCAATCTGGATCAGCTTTTCAGCTAATGCTTGGGCACGAGCATTGGCAGCTTGTCCTTGATGGGTATTGGTCAACATACCAGAGACTGTATTAACAGCCTGGTTAAAGTAATCAGTAGCCTGTTCAAAAGCAGTATTGCCAGAGTCCTTACCATCTTCCATCTGGAAGCTAAGTAAGTTACTGGTGTCTTCATGCCCAATAGCCATAGCAATGAAACGAGACAGATGCTGGGACTCACCAGAGTCATTCGTTACATCAAACAGATAATTCCATTTCTGTTGAGCAGCTCGTTTTTCTGCTTGAGTTGCCTGATTCCAGTTCCCATTGTGGAAGTCTTCTGGTTTCAGGGATTGTTTAGCAGCTTGCCAGGTACGACGAATCTCCCGGTTAACTGGTGAAGTGAAACCAGAAGCCAGGGATTCAGATACAGCAGCCTCAATGGCTTCCACAGCAAAGGCTTCCTGATTAGTCAGTACAAACCCATTGCTCAGTGCTTCAGTACTGACAGGGGCTTTCCCAGTGGCTACAGCCTCATTCCAGACCTGACCAGGAGTGTAATTCTCATTGGCATTCTGGGTGACTCTTGAGCCTAAAGCACCGTAAAGCTGATCCGCTACAGTGGATATTACATTACGGAGGTTACCTGTGAATTGTGCTGAGTTAGTCTTGCCACCTGTTGAAGCCAGGTTATCAAAGATATCCACATGACTAAACTTAGCTACCTGATCAGCAGCACTATTGCTGTTGCTCATAGGGTGGCTAATGGAAGATACAGGACTTTCAATAGCAGCAGGATTAATAGCCTGAACCAGATGTGCAGTATCGAAGGTCAGAGCTTCCAGAGCAGTAGTAACCCGAGCATTAATAGCTCGACCCGTTACAGCAGCAAAGATGCCTGACATTTGATCCACAAACTGTTTAAAGGCAGTACCCAACCATCCACGGTTACGACCTGAAATTTCAGGTACACCCGTGATGGTATCCAGATAACGTTGGAATTCTGGGTTAGTCATACCCCAGGAGATAAATTCATCCACGTTAGCTAAGGCAGGAGCAAACTTCTGAGTCAATTGAGGATCAGCTGAAACCAGCTTAGTCACTCTGCCCATTAGCTTCTCTGTACGAGCCAATACAGCTTTTACTTTTGGGTTTGAATCAGCAGTAGCAATTGCACGTCCCAGAGCAATGTGAGTCATCTCATGCAGCAAGACTTCAGGTGAAGCATTCTTGCTGAGTGACAGGTTAACCTGTGCAGTGTTCTTATCTTGATAAGACCATGCAATGGCATCACGGTTCTGGGGCAGTGACTGCCCCTTAACATTATTAGGCATAGTCTGCCCATCCAGTACGTTCACCACAGCATCAGCTGGAATCAAACCAGAAATGAGATTGTGGAGTTCGTTATACACTGGGTTAGCAAATTTACCTTTGGTTCGGGCCATTACCTCAGAAGCTGACACAGACCCTGTAGAGGCCGAAGCCTCATACAGGTATTGTCTCATTTTATCAGGATACTGAGTGGCCTCAGCCTTTGGGGCATTACCCTTAGAGAACATGTCAGAGATACGTTGTAAGCCAGCAGCACGGCTACGTTTCAAACGTGCAATCTCATCGCCAATATTCTTACGATCAGCATCAGTGATCAGGTACTCACCACCCTCAGTACCATACTGATTAACAGCATAGACTTCAGAGAGAGTCTCCAGTTTCTTAATGTCACGATCATAAGCCTGGTTAAGAATAGTGTTCAGAGCAGCTTTCATGTTGCCCTTGAACTCTTTACCCAGGATCTTAGTCTTCATGGCATCCAGAGCTTTCTTAGCTGCAACCCTGTCATTGGTAGACAGGTTAGCACTTGCCAGATTACGAACTTCACTCAGCAGTGCAGCAGCAGCCAGATGTTGAGGATGGTAAGAAACCACAGCATCAAACATAGCTTTGTTCTGGATACGGGCACCTTTCAGCACATTGTCAGGAGACAGGATGTTAGCATCATGCACGTTCTGGCTTTCGATCTTGCTAATCACATCAGAGCTGATCGCAGCATCAGTACCCTGAGTAACGTTAGCACCCATAGCAACCCCTGGATTAGTTAGCTTAGTCTCAGTCACAGTAGACTGGGTAGACTTATACCCACCTATCAGACCTTGACTCAGCAGCATCCCATTAGCATCCATTGCTGGTTTAGGGTTAGCAGCTTCTTTGAAGTAGATATCAATGCTGGTGGCAGGAGACTTAGCAGTAAAGGCTTTCTCTACCTTAGCCATTGGGTAACCAGAAGCTTTAGTATTCTCAGACAGAACACCAGTTGCAGATGGCATATTAGGAATCATGTTAGACAGGGTATCCAGATCTGCCTGAGTGAGTCCTTCCAGTGGGGCACCTTTAGCATCCACAGGGATTTTACCCTCAGCAATACGTTTCTTCAGCAGTGCAGCTTTAGCAGCATTATAGCGAAGGTTAGCCAGAGTAAAGGTTGTATTAACCAGACTGGTATTAGCATCACGAGATGCAATGAAGTCAGCAGCAACCTCATTAACAGCAGCCTCGGTAGCAACACCACGGGTCTGAGAATCCACGTCAATGATGCGTTTAGTTTGGGCTGGGTTAAGACTGAACTTAACCAGACCATCAGCAGTACGTGGCAAATTCACTTTCTGACCCAGGAGTACAGAAAGGTTTTTACTCACCTCAGCATAAGCCTTGGCAAAGTCTGCTTTGTTATTGCTTTTAGCCAGTGGAATTAGTGAACCGATCTTAGAGTAAACATCTTCTACAGTAGCTCGGCCCATAGCAGCTTTCAGTGCTGGAATACCAGCAGAGTAGTTGAATGGGGTAGCCAGAGTCTTGGCCTTAGAACGAGCACCATAACCAGTAGAGAAATATTCGAGTGCCTGGATCTGACCTTGCTGACTAGCAGGTGCATTGGTTTTGTAATCAGCCCAATGCTGACGCATGGCATCACCCAGCAGCTCGTAGTAATCCTGACCGCCCAGCTCACGATAAGTAGGCATGTTGGTAATGTTGTCACCTTCACGGTAGATACCACCACGTTTCAGTAGATCGAAGTCAGCAGAACCATTCAGGATATTGGTAAGGATAGGGCCATTAGTAACACCATCCGATTCCATTTGAGCCAGCAGCTTAACAGAGGACTTACCAGACTCCAGAGCAGTAGCATACTGAGCCAGGTTATGCAGGGCAGCAAAAGACTGACCATTCATACCATACTCAGCCACAGCATTCTTAATGACGTTGGTATCAGCAGTAGTAGCTGAACCAGCGATCACTTTCTGCATAGCACGTACAGCCTTAATGTTCTCTGGTTTACGCAAGTAGTTCTGGAAAGCAGGTAAGAACGTAGCATAGGTCTGCTTATCAACAGACTTCAGTTTCTTACCATCAGCACCAATTACAGGGGCTTCTTCCATACCCTGAGCCAGTGAAACAAGAAACAGGCCATATTGAGTAGGCTTACCATCTGCATCCAGTACAGCAGCATTAGGTTCGACTTTGATATCAACCTGGTGAGCACTTAAACCACCCATAGCACGGTGAACTTTGGATCCCTGTGGGTTAAACTCAGAAGCCAGATCACCAATACGCTGGTTAGTCCAGACTTCCATAGGCATCCAGAAAGGCTTATTACCAGTACGTGCAGCAAAATCTATACCCATTTCAATAGAACGTTGGATATCAGCATTCTTGGCTTCACGACCTTTCTTGAAGATCTCCATCTCGTTAGGTACATCAGCATCAGTACGTACACCAAAGATATGTTGCAGAGCAGCATTATCTACAGTGGACATGGTTTGCATAGCATTCACCACACCCTGATCAATGGTGTAGTCATACTGCATAGCTTTACTGATACGAGCAGCCAGAACAGAAGGAACTTCACGGTTCATTTTACCGAAGACTTTCTGTTTGAAACCAGTAGGCTTGGTGGTCAGCACCTCACGTACAGCAGGATCATAACCAAACAGCTTAGACATGAGAGAACGGGTATCTTTCATTCCATTCTTAATGTCAGAGATAGCTTCAATAGCTACTGGTTTACCCTCTGCATCAAAGTTACGTGCAGGACGACTAAACACAATCTTGTGCTTGGCATCATTAGGGGAAACACCAAAGTCATTCTGGAAAGCTTGTGCAGCTTCTTTAGCTGACTGTTCATCCAGTCCCATGGTTTGCAGATCAAAGTACTCTTTAGCAGTCATCACAGACTGTTCCATGTAACCATTGGAGTACATGGCATGGAGAGCATAAGCACCCAGAGCATTCTGCAACTTACTGGCACGGTTAGGATCAACATCAGCACGTTTAGCAAAGCCCATAGCCTGATAGATACGTTGACCAAGTTGAGACATGATCAGGTCTTGGTGATAGCCAATATCAGCCATACGAGACATAGCTTGTGGAGTTAACTGATCTTCTTTGATACGCAGAGTTTTAGCTACTTCACTCCGGTTCAGGAACATCTTATCCCCATTCTCACCAAGCCAGGAGAAGATGCCTGCTGCAATACCAGTTTTAGTATTGGAGTCAAAGTTACCATTCTCATCCAGGATAAACTGGGCAAAGTCCTGATAACGATACTCAGGAGCTTTAGTACGGATGATGTTATCCAGGTTAGCTGTGATGTGATCGTGGAATTCCACAAACTGTTTCAGCAGAGCTTTCTGTTTAGCACCCTCAGCTTTCGACTCACTGATATGCTGTTTCAGGAAACGGTTAACTTCAGTAAAGCTACCAGTATCTACAGCAGTTTTCAGGGTATTAATGAAGTCTTTTACTGCTACCAGTGGGCTACCAAAACCTGGACGAACTCGCTGGTTGAAACCAGTAAGCACAAGGTTCTGTAAGCCTTTAGGTTCAGCCAAAGCTTTTTCACGCAGGGCTTTCAGAGACTCACCAACTTTACCAAAGATACTCAGAGCACCATTGGCTACAGTATCCTGCTGAGTTTCAGTCAGGGTATCAGTAGAGGTAACCACATCATCTACGTTAACTGGGGCAGTTTGTTGAGACTCTGAACCAGTAGACTCATTGTCAATATCAGCCTGAGCATTCTCAGTTTGAGTAGCAGTCTCAGCCTGTGAACGTTGGATCTCATTCTCCTGAGCTTTAGGCTTAAAGGAGTCATCCAGTTTACGGTGAGGGGCATCAACACCACGATTCTGGTTAGTAGCCACATCAGCACGACGAGTCCACTCACGATCAAGTGCATCCAGGTTACGAGCCAGCACAGGGTTAGAGTCAGAAGACATAGCCTGTTGAGTAGTAGCCATAACCTTTTCCAGCGTTGCCTGATCCATTGCACGAATATCTCGTGTGGTCAGTGGGCTGATTGTTGGTTGTGCTTGTTGTTCTTGTGCTCCTGTCTCTCCTGCTACAGTAGCTGCACCCTCTGGCTGCGCCTCCGGGCTTGCTACTTGCTCAGTCGAGCCAGTCACATTCTGGTTAGTAGATGGGGTAGCAATACCTTCCATATACTGACGAGTGGCTGTGATAGCCTTGGCTTCATTAACGATATTGTTAACCAGACCAGTAGAACCTTTGTGGATAGTAAAGCCACCGTTCTTAGCCTGTGCTTTAGCATCCAGACGTTTGCCGGTATTCAACTCCCACCCATTAGAAGTTTTCAGGATCTGGTAAGACTTACCATTCTGTTTAGCTTCATTTAGGTACTGTTGAGCAATATCTGCTTTAGCAGTGTGGGAAGTTTCAAAGTTATTGATACCAGTCATCAGGGATTGGATACGGTTAGTATCACCAGCCTGTACAGCAGTGTTAATACCCTGTTGGTAATCACCCAGTGACAGGTTATTAGAAGTGGATTTGAAGATCTCACTATTAACCTTAGAGCCAGTTTTAACAGCATTCTCTGCAACTTTGGCATCAGCTAATGCACGAAGTGTACCCAGTTCAGCAGGGGTAGCATTAGCAGGTGCATTACGCACAAACTCTTGCAGGTCTTCATTGGTATAAGACATTGGGTGACTGATAATGTCAGAAGCTGTTGGGTTCTCTGGTTTAGCTGTATTGGTATTCATGCCAGTAGCAGAAGAGAACTTACCAAACTCAGACTTAGCCTGATCCAGTACTTCAGCAGAACGGGTAGCAGACTGTGCCAGTTCCTCCTGAGAAGGCATAGCATCCAGTTGTTGCTGTGCAGCATCACGAGCTTTGGTCTGCTGGGCTAGGATAGTCTGTAACTGGTTAACAGCATCAGGATCTGCATTTGGATCAGTACTGAGTTGATCCAGTCTTTCCTGAATAGCAGGGATAAACTTACCAGCATCAGCAAGGGTACGTTCAGCAGTAGCCCGCTGATTAATCATATCCAGGTTATTCTGGTGGTCATTCTGTGCAGCATCCATAGCTGATTGAGCCTGAGATTGAATCTCAGCCTTCTGTTCATCAGTGGTAGCATCAGTATTACGAGTCCACTCCAAACCAGCACGACGAATTGCAGCAGCTGGGTTATACCCTTCTGACTGAGGATTCATCAAGTCTTCTGGTGCAGTGTTACGGGCAGCTTGACCTACAGGATCTTGGGCTTCAGTACGTTTCTGCATAGCCTGAGCAGCAGTATTAGCTACTTCACCAGCAGTACTAAGTGCAGCACGAGGAGCACCAAAACCAGTAGCAGCAGCAATCCCCTGGAAGAAAGCAACATCATTACCTTTGGTATCCCATTCGTTTTTACCCTTCGCATAATTCTCCTCAATCTGGTTTTGAGCACCAGATACCAGACCTTCAGTTAAGGCGTTCTTAGCAAGGTCGAGGGTAGGAGCAGCTACACGCGCAAGAGCAGCAGCAGCCGTAGAGCTGCGTGGTGCGATGCGCTGTGCTGCGTTCACTAGACGATCAGCAACTCCAGCAGGTAATACTTTAGATCCTGGGAGCATAGCAGTACGGTTAATGACGCTTTCTGCAAAGTTCAGAGCACCATCAACAACACCCAAACCAGTTCCAATAGCTACATCTTTAGCTGTTGGGATCTGACCATCTGAAGCTTTACGCTGGGTATCCAGATATTGAGATAATACTGAGCCACCCTGCATGGCAGAGGAAGCCAGCATACCTGGGACACCGCCAACCATGTAAGGGGCAGACTCAACCATAGTCTGAGCAGCAGCACCAGGGTTACGAGCAATAGCAGCTAAACCAGCAGCAAATTTATCAAGCCCTGATTTACCTTCAATTGATTTCTCAATATCAGCAGCAGCTTGCTGCATTTGAGTAGGGTTAGCCAGTTTCTCAAGGTTGTCGTAGCTACTCTGGTTTTGAGTCTTCTGACGTTCATTGATAGCATCCAGACGCTGACGAAGAGTCTGATTACCCATCTCTGGTACACCATACTGGTTTACATCAATAGGCTGTGTCCACCAGGCACCCTGACGATCTAACAGAGCATTATCAGCTTCAGTACCCTTACCAGCCTGAACACGACGATAAGCATCCAGTGCATCGTTAGGAATGGAAGCCTGATCCAGTACATTACCCAGAGTTTTAAAAGTCTTATCTGTTTTGCCTGCAAGACCATTGACTGCATCAACAAAACCCTTACCTAAGTTAACAAAAGTAGAGGCGGTTCTATCAGTCATAGAAGAGGTTTCAGGATCTAAGAAGTTAGTAGAAGACCAACCATAGTCTGAATCTTTTGCAGCTACCTGTTTAGCTAATGCTGACTGTTCATTATTGATTCGTTTGAGTCGAGCAATTTCGCCTTCTTCCGTAGGATACATACCCTGTCCTGTAAGGTTATTCAGGATACGAGTAGAAGCATCATTCACACGTTGGGCGATAGTTGGTTGGGTAGGTGCAGGAAGTGCCTGAGCAGCTTCCTGACCTGTTACCTGTTGAGGGACAAGAAACTTGTCCAGAGGGGATGAATTTTCACCAGCCATCTGAGTATTCCTTAGTATTGTGGAGTACCCAGATTGTAACCTCATTGCTGCTGTAAAAGTAAGGGCAGAAGCAGCTTATTTAAACGATCCCTTTGCTCTTGCATAACAGATTGCCGATCTTTTGCATCCTCCGCTTCCCGTGAAGTAATCTTCAGGGTATTTAAACGCTTCGTTGCATCAGTCAGATACTTGGTAGCAGCATTTACAGTAGAAACATTTCCCTTATCTTCGCGGGAGTTTTCATTAGCAAGAGCACCATCAAGGATATTCATTTGTTGCTGGGGGTTGAGTGCTTTAAAAGCAGGCTGATCCTTTAAAGCGTTAAAGATTCTATTAGAATCCCCCTCTCTACCCCAACTGCTAAACCAGGCGTCATTATTAGCATCAGCCCACCCAGAAACATTAAGCTTAGGGTTGTTTAAAGGATCCATAGCAACACGTTGTTGAGCATCCTGAGCATTAGCTTGTAAATCCCTGGCTTCAGACTTCCCCTGAATAACATTGCCTGTGTTAAGTAAACCAGGCAAAGCTTTCAGTAATGAACTGCTTTGAGCTGCCCTTGCCTTAGCTGCTGCCTGAGTTGCAGCAAACTGAGCTTGCCGTTGTGCAAGTTCAGACCGTTGAAGATTCAACTGCTGGTTTTTAATATCCCAATCAGAGGCAAACTTCAGAGCATCTGAAGCATCACCCTGGAATTGGGATAAAATACCTTTAGCTGCATTCTGATCTCCAGACATAACAGCTTGCATATAAGCACCCATTAATGGTGCATCATGTTGTGCAGTCTGAAGCTGGTTTAGCTTCATCTGGTTAGTTTGACGGCCTAATAAAGTATCCGGCATGGTTGCTGCCACTTCAGATACACGAGTGGGATCAATGTCCCCTTGCTGAACCAACTGTGCTACTTGCTGTTGACGTTGGGCCAGATCATTAGCATCTGTAGCCCCGGTAAGCAGCCCTACAGCCTGAGCTGTATTACGGCGTACTACCTCATCACGATACTGCCCCAGAGTGCCTTGCAGCCCCTGGAGAGCATTACCAATCTGCTGGTTTGCTGCCAGCAGTAATTGGTTAGAACCAGCAAAGTTAGGTGCAGCAATTTGTTGCAGTCTAATAGCCATGGTTTAGATCCCATATTTTTTCATATAGTCATCAACTGACTGATATGCATTAGGGTTACTTGCGACACGAGCAGCCTGACGGTCTGCCAGAGAAGCATTGGTTAGCTTCTTATTGGCATCCCATTGCTTGTTAAACTGATCAAGCTGAGACTGGTATTGCTTCTTGGCAAGACTCAGATTCTGGAAGCCAAGATAACCATTAAGCAAACTGGTTACACCACCCAGACCCAGTTGGCCCATCTGCAAACCAGACATGTCACCAGTACCCCCCAGGATACTATCCAGGAAGCTGCCTGAACCACCTGAGCCAGTAAGGGAGGTATTGTTAAAAGTATTTGCTGAGTTGGTAAAACCAGTGCCCAGCGAGTCCAGAGACGGGGACATAGACCCCTGATCCCATAGACTTGGATACATCGATAATCCAGCCATTAGTCACCTCACATAAGTGGATTAAGTTCATCGTCTGGAACAGTATACAGTTTTTGTTGCATAAACTGCATGATCTCTACAGACGAGGGTAAAGACAATGCCTGACTCAGGTACATATCAGGTAACTGTAAAGCCAGTGCCCCAATGTTTGTATTCAAAGTCCGGGCTACCATCTGATCAGCTGTTTCACCTAAGTTAACATAACCATTTGTAGCCTGAAGGAATATCCAGTCAGAAATAGTATTAGAACCTTGGTTTAACTCATCTTGAGCTTGCTGGAGTACTTCCTGTTTCTCTTCCAACTCTTTCTGAAGAGATCCCAATTTTTGCTGCATAGCTATCTGCTGTCCCTTCATGGAAGCATCTGAAGCTTTAAATGCAATATTAGAAATCTGCATCAGGTTTTTAGCAGTTAAACTGAATGGCCCTGTAGTGCCTGAAAAATAAACATAACCACCATACACAGCAGCCACTACAGCAACTACAGTAGCTAGTATAGAAGCCCAACTACCCAGCTTACTGAAGACGTACTTACTAAGTAATGAGAAGGCTATCATTGTACCTGCGGCTGTAGCTACAGCAGTCAGAGCACCAATTAAAGATAGTGATGCACCCCCTGTCCACCAAGACACAGCCACAGCTATTACAACAGTCACTGCCTGAAAAAGGCCAGTTTGATACCATTTGGTTTTAACTGTGTACTCAGTGCAGATCAGTACCTGGAGAGCACGGGCATAAAGAGTTTCACGATCATGGGCAGAGAACAGCTTTCTGAATGCATGATCCAGGGGAACCATTAACTGATCATGCTCATGACCTCGGGTTATCTTGCTACCACCTACACGAACACTATGAGTTAACTCATATACCCTTACCTCTTCATACTCAGTATCAGAGGTCTGGTATTTGTAGAAATGGTAGGTCATGGACTTAGTACCATAAGTACCATCAGAATTTTTAGTGGGGATCACCCCATCTTCTGCATAACCAGAAGTAACACTACCTTTGGGGCCAATAGAACCTGTGATCTTGGCATAGCCAAGTAAGTCCATATTGTTGTAAGTAGCAATATCAGTATCTTCAGATTTAACCATACCACCAAGATGCATCTCATAGGTGTCTAAGTCTGAAGCAGGTACATCCTCAGATCCCCCAGTATTTCCTGAGGTGTCCCACATAGCCTCTGTATAAACAGGGCGAACATTGCATAGGGTATAGAAGTAATTAAAAAGATATTCCTGCTCTATAACATTTTCAGTATTGGCAGGCACTTGCAGGATTAAAAGTACATCCCTGACTTTGCTTAATGAGCTGAGACTTTCATAAATCTGATCACCAACTTCAAGCCAGTTAAGCCCTAACTTTTTGCATATTTTAACAGAAGTTTTATAGGCTTCTGTATCCTGATAGTCATCAGAA